GTTAATTTCCTGGCGCGTTCTTTGTTTATTACCACTTCGCAAGTCCCAATGTGTTACGCTAATACTCTTGACTTGCGTGTGCTTGAGGACTCTGCATTTGTCATGAAAGAGACTGGTTCCGACTGGTTTAACGATTTTGATCCATTTGATATCGTTTATGACATTGCCGAGCCGCATGGTTTATTTGATAAAACCGTGTTTTCTTCACGGAACGCTGACAATATTGTAGATTCAATACGTGAAATCGTTGATAATAGTTTACTTAGCGGCGATTCGCGTAATGATATACTGCAGTGTGTTACAATGCTCTCATCTGTATTTCGTGATACGATGGGGGATTCTTGTGACCGCATAGAGAACACATTTAAAGATAATTTTTCTAAGATTAGCAATAAAATGGTTCTCTATTTTATTGCTTTTTGTGTAATCATTGTCTCTGTATGGAAGAAGAGCGTTGCCGGTATAACACTTAGCATGGCTATCCTCCTCATATTTGATGAGAATGATTATAAGAAAGGTTTACTCTCTGCACTTAGCAAGTTGTATAACCAATTCTCTTCGAAAGATGGGGACATTGCATCTCTTGATTTCGATCGAGCTGTTTTTGTGAATAGTCGTGATGTTCCGCCTAATGTTTTCGATCATAATATAGTTGACGACCAAGTTGACGGGGTTGCGGAGCCTCATTTTGGTTTTTCTGACGTTGGTTCCCTATTAAATGGGTTGCTCGTAGTCGGGTTGTTCCAGGATATAGGCAAATGCGACTTTGAGAAGATAACGCGTCGTTTGGGTAATATACCGCGAGCGTTTTCGGGAGTCGACTCTGTCATTAATTTTGTCCTTACCCATATACAGAAGCTCTGTAATATTTTTACAGATTACTATGGTAAGGATAGGGTTATTCTCTTGAAAACAGGTATTGAAGCTTGCGATAATTACATTAAGTCCACCCAATCCTTTTTCAAGAAGGGTTACTTTTGTGAGAAGCAAGTTAGCCCTGCTGACGTCGAATTTGTTCTCCGGAAACGGATTGAGGGTATGGAATTGATGGGCAAATATGCCCATACTGATGCTAATTTGCGTTCTATACTCATGTTACAAATTTCCGATTTGAACAAATTGTTGTCTCGTATTGAAAATCAATCTCTTGACGGTTGCGGTATCCGGGTAAGGCCAGTTGCGTTGATGCTTCATGGTGCTCCTCAAGTCGGTAAGTCATATAATGTTTACCCACTTGCTTGTACGACTCTCGGTTTGCATGATCCAAGCAAAGCTGATTTGATAAAGGCTAATAAGCATCTGATAATCGGTGCCAGGCAATCTGAGATAAAGCACTGGGAAGGCGTTGTTGGCTTCCCTGTCACCGTCTATGACGACCTTGGTCAGTTGCGTGACTCGCAGTCTAATCCCAATCGGGATTATCTTGAAATTATTCGCAATGTTAATTGTTTCCCTAGTCCATGTGAAATGGCTGGAATGGTTAACAAAGGGAACAATTTCTTTCACTCGAAATTAGTAATTGCGACTAGTAATACTTGCTCGCATAATATCGAGTCAATTGTTTCTAGTGAAGCTTTTCTTGCCCGCTGGGACTTTCATGTTCATGTTGTTCCGGCGCGCGATTTTTGTACTGACGAAACTGCTAATTCCACTGATATTTCTAAGCGTCGTCTTGACCCAAAGAAGATTATTCCTGGCGTCAATGACCTTGATGTCCAAGAGTTTTGGTGGAATGACAACATGCCTGGGTATTGCTTTAATGCTAACCCATCACTCGCGCATCCTCATACTTTTGATGAGCTTGCCTGTGCACTTGCTGAGCGAATGAAGGATCGTGAATATCAATACCACAAACAATGTGAGTATATTGATAGGCGCGTTGAACACAGCCTTAGTGAGTCTGACTCGCGTGAAAACGTGATTCGATCTATTATTAACCTAGTTGATAGTACTGATTCTCACGTCTTCCAAACTGACCAAGAGTATGTTGATGCTGCAAACCTCATATATGAC